TAGCCTAAGTTCCGCCGGAACTTGGGCTGTTGTTATTTTATGTAATTATTTATTAACTATTAAAATCACTCAGTACATCATCATACTCCTTATCTGACAGAGATACGCTCTGCACCGCATTGTATGCGGCATAATCCGGATAGGGCATGATCTCCGCTGTGCTCTCATCCGTCTTCCCGGTAGTCAGCACAATCCCTGTATCTTCAATAGATACAAGGTTGCAGATGCCATCTCTAAAGTCAGAATCAGAAATGAAGTATTCCCGTTTGACCTTCAGCAAACCAGGGGAGAAGCCGGGGTTGTCAAAAGCGACAAGCAGACTGCCATCTTCCATACGGCTGCACCCCACATACTCTTGCCCATCAAAGGAGGCTATAAACTTTCCCTTAAACGGATTGAAGTAAGTAAACCGGAAGGGAGTTGATATGTCTCCATTCAGGTTCTTCTCTATAATTTTAAAATCAGACTGGTAATTAATTTTCATAACTATAATATTGATGTTACATCGTCTATCTCCTCGGCTGTCAGGATACCGGAAAGATCAACACTTCCACCGCCTCCTGTCGTGCCTGTATCACTCCAAACGCCTCTCGTCTTACATTGATACAGAGGACCCGGTATGGTATCCCCCACAACTGCCCAGTCACCCACAACAGGAGATGGGACAGCAGCCTGCAATGCTTCTACTGTTGAAAACAATCCCTTGTTGCGGACACTGTTCTGCTTGACCTTATCAATCTCGGTAGAAGTCTTACTAAAATTGTAGTTAAGCCGATCTGCCGCCTCACTCCAAGTACCTGTTTTATTAATACTATTAAGTTCCATATCACTTTCTTACCTTTAACACTCCATTTGTCACTATTCCTTCAAGTGTTTCATATTCCACATATACCTGCCCGGAGCTGACGTTATCTTTAGACGGCCAATTACTGCATTCAATATTTGCCACATATTTAGACACAGCCCCTCCGTCATATACCGGTTTCATCCCAACCAACAGAGTTTCGCCTTTAGAGCCATAGAAAGAAACGTTATTGGGAGTAAGAATAATATCCGTATTTTCCACATGATTCTGTATTCTGATACGTTCCGGATATACAGTCGTTTCTTGTATCAATTGGTCCCCTACATATTTCCGTAGAATCAAATCACCATACTCCCATCCGTCTGATGATGTGTCGAACCTTAATATCAAGGTGGCATGTCCTTCAGTCGTGTACATTTCAAGAGTATTTTTATCCGGATCAATGACAATGCGTTTCCCGTCAACAGATGTTTCTACTTTTCCGCGGAAAAATCCGCCCAAGGCTTCAACCACACCTCTGAACTTACCACCCAAGGCATAAATATAGCCACGAAGGAACGTATCGCCACCATGAGTGGCAACAAAGTTCGCCATATTCGCCCATTCTTCATCCGTAGGCTGGTAATTTGGATCATTACGAAACCTCATTACAGTCAGAATCGCCTGTTCAAGTTTTCCTCCCGCCCAAAACACCACATCATCATCGTCATTGTATATGCCGCTAACTCCGGCTGTGACCTTCTGTAACTTGCCATCCTTGTAATTACCCAGTTGGATCATATTGGCCAATATCAAACCGCCAAGGATATCCACAGATCCATCCTTAATAGCACTGGCGATATAATTAATCGCCTGAAAACCGGCTGTTGCCTTGTCATTATCAAGAATGGACGGTTTCCAGTCTGTGGCGATGGTTCCACGCTCTAACTGAAGGTCACAAACGGTTGCGGTACCACTGACAAGAAATATACCACTGCCATTGAAGGTGATCTTATGGGTATATCTCTGATAAGAGGATGTGAGAGGTTGAGAAACACTGAAAGAGCCGCACAAAACAGCCACAGACGTACCCTTTGCTTTATAACTGATAACATAACTTTCTCCTTTAATCAATGACACGGATTGGGACAAACTACCGATTGCAGCAGAGTACCCAGAGCCGGCAGCACTATCTGCGGATACGGTAGCCACACCCGTCCAATACTTTAATTGCTTGCTGAAAAGTTCGGTGTCCGCCAACAATTGAGTATCAGAGGACAATATTTCACTTTCATAATCTCCAGTAAACCCGGAGTTACGCAACAGATTGACACTTCCGACAGCCGCATTGTCTATCGCATCCTGAGCCTTTTGGGCCAGATCGGCAGCCGCCTGTATCTCATCCGGAAGACCTTCCATATTACGCCATCCGGTGGAACCTTGTTCGATATGAAACATACCCTTGATATCAACACCGCCTTTCTGGCTATAACGGATGTAAGTGCTCTCATCCTTGGCACCGATATAGGCATCACCATACACATTGATATAAGCGTGTCCGGTGGACTTGTCAAAGCCCAGCCCGATGACTTCTTTCCCGGCAAGAGAGAAAGAGTTGATACCTTGATAAAAAATAATGGAAGGCGAAGTTTCATTAACAGACGAAAGGATTATAGCTGCCTGACGGGTGATATCCGTCAAATGCCCAAGCCCGATGATATCATCACCGGCAGCCGGAACATCACTGTCCTTGTCAGCATTGGTTTTGCTCAAGTCAATATAGTCAGATCCTACACCTGTCACCTCACGCCAATAGTAGCGGTTGGATACATTGTGGGATGTCCCTTCTTTAATGTTAAATTCTTGGGCTAATGCTAATGTACCTACTGTAAATTCGTTATTGATTGTCACTCCATCAACTTCTGACAAAAAGAAACAACGGTAGCTCTCATCAAGTTCCTCCACCCTGACACACTTCATACCGGCCGGAGATATGATCTGTTCACCACCTACATGCGTCTTCTTCTTTACTTCAAGCTCGTCAAAGACAGCCTTAATCTTCACATACAAGCGGTCAACAACGGCTTGTGTCGTACCATCTTCCAATACAGTCCAACCGCTACCGTTTTTACCAATCAAAAAACCCTTCAGGAACGTTATCAGCTCATTGGCGATATCTTCTTTATCTTTACGAAGAAAATATTTTTCAAAATCAGTTATATCAGCACCTGCATCAATCATGGCCAACAACAAAGAACCGACACGCAATGCCGTATTCGCTCCGGCATTACGTTCATCCCTTATCTGCTCCGCCAATTTTTTTAATGTGTCTTTAATATCCGCCATTTACTTTTTTATTCCAAAGTAACAACAAAGCCAAAAGCCGTAAAAAGACATCATTTCTTTTGATGATGCCCCCATAAATGCGAACGCATGGAGGTACTGCGCTTGTGATTCGCCTCTTCAATCTTCTCCGCAAGCAGACCACAGAACTCCTCACCATACATGTATGCCATCTGCTCTTTCAAGACCATGACCGAAGCAAAATAGGCACGTGAGAACCATTCACGGGGTTTGCGAGGTTCACCTGAGGTAATCTTGCCGGATTTTTGTCTGTGCACATAATTCTTGCCTCTCAAATCCGGATTCAAAAACTTCAAATCACCCTTGTTATGCCCTCTATGCCCGTCATTATACAACTGGCCGTCGATCTCATATCCCCGCCCCGTACCACAATCCTGATAAATGCCATATTCCATAAACTTATGCTGTATCACCGTCAGTTCACTGCTGCCCATTGTCACATTCTCCGTAATATCATTGTGCAGTAACACCGTATCAACCACGTGCAGTCTCATGATCTTCTCCCTCCAGATAGTGACCATCATCTCGGCCCACGCCTTCTTATACTTTGCCCGATCTTCAGCCGTGGACTTCGGCCTGTTCTCATTCCTCCCACTCATCACTGTCATAAATTAGAGATACCGGTTCGGAAACATCAATCATAAAATACAGGCCTGTGCATCCGGAAATAAAGTATTCACCCAGTTCGCGTGAATACACATTATCCGTATTCAGGTACACCAGTTCGTTATCCAGATTCTCACGGTCAACCAGCATCCTGCTGTGCACCTGGCGGAACAGCTGCCGGCACACCTCCAGTGCCGCTTGGCGTTCCGCCATATCACTGATACGGTACCGCATCATGAGAAACACGGTAAAAGTACGCTTTTTAAAATATCCTCCGGAACGCTTCTCGGTCACTCCGTCATTCGTATCATCTACCGCGAAAAAAGCGGATTCGCGCCGAAGGTTCTGAAGAACCTCTTCAAGCGAGTTTATGCCGGAACAGACACACGGATAAAAAGCGTGAGCCTTGGCCAATTTGTTTTTTTTGCACATTCCTTTAAAATAGGACAGCGCATCGAATAAATTATTTGCATCCATATCTCTGTTGTAACTCCTGTGCCTCGCGGGCCTTCTCATTCAGTTCGGTCAACGCCCGCCAGCAATCCATCTGCAATACTTCTCTCTCCTTTGTGATATCCCCGCCTGTCAATGCCCGAATCTCCGCATTGACGAGTTCAAGCATATTAAAGGCTTCACCCTCCAGTTGTTCCGGAGGACGGAACAGATAGGGAAAGCATTTTGTAAAATGATTCTTAACCGATGCAATCCACAAAAACACGGACAGCAGTTCTTCTTCCGAAGGATTGAACCGGCGGGGATGCCGCCCTTTGCGATCCACGTACAACAAAATTGCCATGGAACGCAGAAGAGCGTTATCGCGCGTGTGTAAAAAGCCCTGATAATAATTCTCAATACTGACATACTCCTTAAACGGAACATCATGCAACCGGGCATCCACCGACCGGAACCTGCCGATCCGCCACAGGCAGAAAGGCATATCACCCGGACGCTCGATAAAGTCCAGCGTGTGCAGGAAACACTGTACCTGCCACGAATGAACAAAGAACCGAACCTTTTTCCATCCGTTGCGAACAGAACAAACCCACCCGTCCTCCTGTCTGCGCAATACAGTGATCCCCAGCAGCCGGACAAAGATGTATGTCTTTGCCGTGACCGGATCAAAACGGGTCATAATATAACACACATAGCGCAACTGCCATTGCTCCAGCTTGTGCCATGCATCCGGCAGATGGAAGTTGATCAACCTATCCCCAAAAGTAGCAGGTATCTTCTTTTTCATTTTTATAGTATTCAAAATGTTTTACCTTATACGCATCGCTATCCTTATACGCCGGAAAATCGTCCGGACACCCCTCCAGCAAGTTAACCACATTCGCCAGTTCCACACGGAATGCCGGCAACTGCTTGTTGATCCAAAACCCTATCGCCCTACGGAGCGCACAAACCAACGGTATCTCGGCTTCAGCCAGTGACTTATGCCGGATTTGTTCAAGCAAATGATCAAACAAAACTGCGGATATCTCGCGCCGGATATATTCTTCAGCCTCGCTGATTTGCGGACGAAGTTCGAGCAGATCAGTACGGATAGCTGCCGGTCGGCCTGCAAAATCACGCACATGGGCACCGGTATAGTAAAGGGAACTGATCACCAACCGGGCACAAACTGAGGAAGACCAAGCGTCATCACCAGTCATGCCCTCAATAATACAGTCCAGCGCATAATCCGCCTCACGCTGTATCTGCACGCGCAACGATTCAACCCGGTCACGTGATGCCGGAGATATATTCTGGTTATTGACAATACCGAACCCCGTATCCGTCAGTATCAGATCCAGCCCCGGGATCGCCTGATAAAACGCATCAAGACAGATATAACGGCACACATCTTCTTTAACGGGCAGCGTATCCACATCCGTATCACGCCCCAGCACCGTGCCAAAGAGCTTATGTTCAGCCTGTTCAAACCGATCTTGTATCGCATCAAACACATACACGTTTGCCGAAGCGGCTGCAAAAACGACCTTCTCAAAAGTCTGTTTATCAATTATCATCTTCATCGTTGTTATGGTTTATCCGGTTAGCTGTCGTTGATTTGGCATCGGTATTCTGATCCAGAGTCGTGAGCAGGATCATCGGCACATCCGGATAGACCTTCTCACCCCATCCGTTATAATGAATCACCACGTTATGCGGCATGTACATCAGATCATGAAAGGCAATCTCAAGCGACTGCTTGAGAGTAAACAGCTCGCGCTTGTCAGATCCGGAGTTATTGGACTGTGACTTGCCCGGAGTGGCCCCCACCAGATTAGGATGAATATTATCACCATAACAGGTAATATTGGACGCCTCTTGAATGTCTTCAGACCAGTCGCCACCCTCTTTAGTCGTATCAATCACATTGATACGCACCATACGGTTCTCCTTGCCGTTAGGATCGATGTAATAACCGGTAATCCAGACCTTGCCGGAATTCTCGATGCCGGACACAAAATTTTTAATATTCTCTTTTTCTTTCTTAATGCGCTCCAGCTGCTTTACAGGCTCGGTTATGTGCTCTTCAGCCAACAGATTGGACCAAAAATCCTTGTGGACTTCAACCTGGTACTTAACCGTCGCATGATTCTTCAGCTTGGCTTTTTTCCCCTTACCGATCAACCGCTTGATGTCAAACCAGTCGCCTCGAAATATAGAAGTATAGTTGGGTAACGGATAGTACCGGCAACCGGGCGTCGGAAAACGGACCAGAATGGCAAACTTGCGGTCTTTGGTGGGTGGAGACTTTTTTCCGTCCTTGCCGGGCGCACGCCCCATCCGGACCTCCAGATCACCCAACGGGTCTTTTTCGTCAAGCAGCGGCAGCACCTCGATCTCATCCTCACGCAAGGCCGACTTCCGGAAGTTGCCATAGAAGACATGATTGATACGCCCCTTGTCATCCGCCTTTTCAAACCGGCAATAACAAGCCTCCTTGTGCCGGAGCCTGACAATCCGGGAACCGTCAACAGACAGTATGATCACCGACACACAGAAAAAATAATACTTCATATCTGTCGCCTGTTCAAGCATGAAGGAAGGTATACTGTTATGCAGCATCCATTTTTTAATTTCCTTATCAACAGTCGGTCTGCCGGTATCATAGTCATTATACTTCTGCCCGGCACCGTAACAGGTAAGCACATTGAACAACTTGTTCTGAGACATCACCTCGTCAACCCCTATCAACCTGATCAGCTCATACGGTAGCCTGTTGTCAGCGCCCCAGTTCACGTATTTATAACCTTTCGCCCCCGGCAACGTCGTCGAGGACACATCTTCGCCATCCTCGTCAAAAACCGCCGAACTGTCCTCGACCGTCTCCATGGATGCCTGCACGCCGGATTTACCCACCTCAAACACGCCTGAAGGGATATAGTCCAGCCGCACCCTGCTGTTTGTCTTATTTTTCATAAATAAACCTCCATACCATTAATTGAAAACAATGTGATATCACGCAACCTGCGCGGCAGTCCGGATTTGGGACACTTGACCAGATGCGTGCCTCCCCGCCAATGGGAACCGATACAGATCACCCCCTTGTACTCAATGATGTCACCTGTGGACAATTTCCAGACACGCAAATCAACCGGCTGTCCGGATTCCAGCAGCCGGATGGCATCAAGCCTATGTATTACCTTTATGCCCATATCACTCAAACGTATAATCAAATGTATTATCAAACACACGTCCGGCACGCGGCAACTGCAAGATATTGTGATTACGCTGCGCATACCGATAAGAGAAAGTAAAGAACGGCAAATGATCCGGATCGTTGCTGCGCTTCGATTCCGACTCGGTGATGGTAACCTCCTTGCCCACTGTCGTACCGTCCAGCAGATAAATCTCTTTAGATCGGAACAAATCATCAAGCCACAACGCCATCTCATGTGTCAACACACCCGTATTGGCCTTGAACACCTTGGTCTCATCAATCCGATAATTACGGAACATGCCATTAGTGTAAGCGGTGGACCGGACGTATTCCGGCTCCAACGCATGAGTTCCGGTACAGTAAACCGTCTCCTGGCACCCGAAAGAATTGGTGAACAACAGAACCGGAGCGACATCGGGCGCATCAGGATCGAGTGAGAAGGTCTGCGTCCGTACTCCGGCATGAATAATATAGCGCACCAGCTCGAAGCCCGGTTTGACCAACAATTCGGGAGAAACTTCTACCGTAACGATCTTGTCCGTATCTGTCACCTGCCGCAAACTCACCTCACGGGTAGACAAACCGTCTTCGTCCCGGTAATAGACACAGGTAGCGGTCACAGGACATGCCTCAGTCGTGACCAGATGCACGAACTCCTTGCGCCCTATCGCCGTAACCTTCTCTCCCATCAGCGTGGACAGAAAATAACCCGCCATAAAATCCGCAGCCGGCATGGAGGACTCGGCAGCACAGAACTGCACCGTAAAGTTTTTATTCTGCTCGGATGATCCGTCCGTTATCCGATAACTGCACCGTTCTATCAGGTTTGTCACCAAATACGGTTCTATCAAGCCCTGCAAATCATTGATGGTTATCCGGCCGGAAGTATCCGGAATGTAAGTTTCGGACAGAATCTCTTTTTCTCCGACCGTCAATGAGAAAACAGCCTTATTCTGATCCGTAGCGAACACCAGCTCGTTCAGTCCGGAACTGAAGGCGTAGGCCGGGATATCCTTTACTAAAACTATCATATAACCTTTTTTTATCACAAAAATCGGCATAAGGCGCAAAGAA